TGGTTCAGTAAACTTAAAAATCCACAAGGTCAAGCATTAGACACTTCTCAAGCAGAAGGATTGACCAATAAGAAACCAGAAAATGTGGATATACAACAACCAACCCCTGAATGACCCTGAGAATTGGTATGGGTTTATTTATGAAATCACCAACAACCTAACAGGTAAAAAATACATTGGTCGTAAATACTTCAGTCAAGCAAAAACTAGACAAGTAAAAGGTAAGAAAAAACGAACAAGAGTTGAGAGCGATTGGCGTGATTACTGGGGTTCCAACAAAGAACTACTTGCTGATATTGATAAATATGGTAAGGAAAACTTTACACGAAAAATTTTGAAACTATGTGAAACAAGAGGAAACACGAATTACTGGGAAGCAAAATATCAATTTGACAATAATGTTCTTCTAGAGGATAATTATTATAATGATTGGATTATGATAAAAACGCACAGGAAACATATTAAAAAATGATGTACCTATTATTCGGTTGTGGATTCTTTTTATCCGCAATAGCAGCTTACTATGCTGTGATGGGGTTAATTGCTATTTTCTCCACTGCAGTAATTCCCATCGCAATTATGGGATCTGCTCTAGAAGCAAGTAAACTTGTAGCAGCTTCTTGGTTGTATAGAAACTGGAACACAGCCCCAAAACTACTTAAAACATATTTCACAACTGCTGTTGTTGTGTTAATGATACTCACATCGATGGGTATCTTTGGCTATTTGTCGAAAGCGCATTTAGACCAAGCAGTGCCAACAGGCGATATCGTATCTAAATTATCCCTCATAGATGAAAAAATTAAAACCCAAAAGGAGAATATAGATGCAGCACGTAAAGCACTTACTCAGTTGGATCGTCAAGTCGATCAAACTCTTGATAGATCGAGTGATGAAAAAGGAGCAGCCAACGCAGTCGCCATCAGACAGCGACAAGCAAAAGAGCGAACCAGTCTCATCAACGAAGTCAGTAAAGCGCAGCAAGAAATAGCAAAATTAAATGAAGAAAGATCACCCATTGCTTCTGAGGTAAGAAAAGTAGAAGCAGAGGTTGGTCCGATAAAATATGTTGCAGCATTAATATATGGCGATACGATGGACGATTCTTTACTTGAGTCTTCTGTTCGTATCGTCATTCTTATGATTGTTTTCGTATTTGATCCGCTTGCAGTTTTATTATTGATTGCAGCAAACAGAGAATCTTTACTACAAAAAACCAAATCTGATGACGATGATGATAAAGAAGTCAATGATTGGTTTAATCGAGGAAAAGAGCGTGCTCGTTTGCTAGATGAAGAAGTTGATGCGCAAAAATCTGAGAGTAGATGGAATAAAATTATTTCTTCGATTCGAGGAGAATTGAAACCAGGAGATTTAAATTATGATCCATATACTGGAATTACTGCAGTCTATCAGCCAACAGAACCAACAAAACAAGAATGGGATCCTACGATTTTGCAAGGACCACCAGCCGAAGAACCACCAAAAGAATTCTTGAAAATTGTAAAAGATTTCTTCAAACCCAAGAACGAAGACTTTGATCCGAAGAATCCTTGGAACGAACAAAATAGCAAAAACGAACAAACAAAAAGAGCTGGAACAGTAAAATTCAACTCCAGAAGAGCTCCAGATAACGATACTTGACAAAAAATAACAATTAGGGTATAATTACTATACCTTAACTTGAAAAGGATCTAAATTATGAAACGAAGTATTATTGTTATGTCAGTTTGTGCGTTGTTCGTTACTGGTTGTTCGTCAACTAAAACAGTCACACAACTCCCACCCGAAGCGCCTGCTCCAGTTGCCAAACTCGAAAAGAGGGAAGCACAATTTCTAAAATCGAACGGACTCATTAAAGTTGAGTTTGACGAACAAGGAAATTTCTATGGTCTTACTGCAACAGGAACTGCTTATATCCAAACAAACCATACAGCCTCACGTGAAGATGCATATAATATAGCATTGATGCGTGCCAAGCGAAATGTTTCGGAATTCTTGTCTAATGATGTTAGTTCAAACAAATTTTCAAGAACAATTACCAAAACACTTCTAAAGAATGATTCGAATGAATCATTAAAGTCTAATAAGACTGAAGGTAATGATAAGACATCAAATCTTGAGGATCTAGATTTAGATGGTGGTGGTGGCAATTCAGAAACTATGACAGCCGAAGATCGTAATCGTGGTCAGCGTGTTGCGACTTATGTTAAAGAACAAATGACTGACAACTCTGCTGCTCTTTTGCGTGGTCTTGTTATTACAGCTCGAAACGTAGAGAAAGATAGCAACCTAGTATCAGTAGAAGTTCGTGTTTCTAAACATTCTATTGCTGCTTCGCATCAACTAAAGGCAATGATTGAGGGTCTTCGATAATGAAATCTTTGATATTAGCAACCTGCTTTTTCACGCAGGTTGCTTTTGCTGCTGTAACTGTTGAAGCGACAGGTAAAGGCGATACCCAAGAAGAAGCATTACGCAGAGCAAAAATTGAAGCAGTTGAGAAAGTGACAGGTTCTTTTAATCTTGGTCATAGAAAAACTGATGGCAAAAAATATTCTGAAGAAATAGATGATTATGTCTCAGGAATTATACTCGAGTCAGAAGTTTTGCGTTCTCAACGAAGTCAGCAGCATTGGACAGTAACTATTCGTGCTGTTGTTGATGAAACCAAACCAAGTGTGTTTCAGGTCGAACGTGATAAACCACTAATCGATGATAGAATAAGATCAAAGATTAGTGAGATGAATAATCGTAAAACGATTGTAGAAAAAATATCTGAAACACCTGCTTTACATTTTTCAACGACTAGAGTTGATGTGTCTCCATTCTCATCAGTTAGTAAAGTAACAATTACTGGGCATGTTTCTTGGCAACATAAGTGGGTAAATGATTTTCAAAATTTTGCTAAGTACGCTGGAAAAGAATCGGTTGACAAAAATTATCAAAGTAATGTTTACTATGGCACATCTTTTTATCATCCAGTTTTGGTTGCTGGTTCTGTAATTATGAACCCTGCTAAAGCAGCACCGAGAAGTGGTAATACATATTGCTTTACTGATGGTAAACAGATTGATTCGAACAATTGTTATGATATTGGTATTGAATTGGAAAATGTTTCTAAATACAATGTCAATTACTTTACGATAATTTTAAAAGACTCGAATGGTTCTGTTCTAAGTCAGATGAGATACACAACACACAATCTCAGAATGGTTGAGTTTTATCCTGCTGGTTCTTCGAAAAAGAATAATTACATCTTTTTTAATTCAAGCAACTATTTTGAGACAGATACTACAGTAATACAAACCAACAAAAAAGTTCCAGCCAATATAGAATTTTTGCTGGATAATTCCCTCGCTACACGTGTAGCGTCTTACAGTATCGAAGTAAAATAACCCTACCATAAGTAAGGTTAATGCTTGACAATAATACGAATCTAAGGTATAATATCCTTATAAGGAGAAAAGTATGGGTATGATGCCAGCGTTTTTTAGTACGACAAACACAAGGAAACGTAAAAAGCAGAAATTTAAATCTGCCGAAGAAAAGCGTAAGCATTTTCAACTTGAACAATCTTGGAATGAATTGAAAAGGAAACATTATGTTGAACCAAGCAAAAAATCTGTATCAACAAATACTCTTTCAGGCTACAAACTTACAAGTCCACCTGGGAGAGAATCTATCAACTATCCTAGTGTCGATACTGGGCTCGGTAATGCTACTAAGCCGATAGAAGGTAAGCGTTACACTGGTGATAAAATAATCGGCATCGGTACATTGCATAAATCCAATGCCGTTCCTATCTTTTCCGATCAGGAAGCGAAGGATATTTCAAAAATGCGTAGAGGTTAAAAAATGAAAGTTGCTGTATGCTCCGATCTTCATTTAGAGTTCGGAGATTTATTCTTAACGAATGATCAGAATATAGATGTTCTGATTTTGTCTGGTGATATTATGGTCACTGCAGATCTTGGTCGCCCAGATCCACATGGTTTTATGGAAGGTGCGAAGAGCACTCGCATCATTGACTTCTTTAAGAGATGTTCATTCCAGTTTCCCCATGTAATTTACATTATGGGTAATCATGAGCACTATCATGGTGATGTGGTTGATAGTCCTATTAAAATTCGTGCAATGTTGTCTGAATATAAACTAGACAATGTTCACTTCCTTGATAAGCAAACCATTGACATTGATGGGATTCGTTTTATCGGTGGCACACTCTGGACTGACTTTAATGGTGAAGATGAGATGACTATGAATCATGTTACTCGTCGTATGAATGATTTTCAAATCTGCCAGAACAGTGCTGAGATGGTCAACTACAGAACATTTGATAATGATAAAGCAAAGTTTCATAAGAGACCCGCAACATGGTCACCAAGACATGCTCTTGAAGACCACAAAGAAATGCTGAAGTTTATTGAAGAGTCTTACGATCCAAGTAAGGTCAATGTCGTTTGCACTCATCATGCCCCAAGCAAGGGTTCTGAGCATCCTCGTTACAAGCATGACACACTAATGAATGGTGCATACAACTCACAGTTGGATGGATTTATTATGGAACGACCAATGATTAAGTTGTGGACACATGGTCACACTCACGAAGACTTTGACTACATGATTGTGAGCACTCGTGTTGTTTGTAATCCTCGTGGCTATATTAATTACGAAGATCGAGCAGATCGTTTTGAATTAAAGGTGTTGGAGATATAAAATGAGCGATTACCATCCTGACAAATGGGTTGTTGTTAAAATCACTGGTAAAGATTATCCACCTCTGTATAAAGTCTTTGCTTGCTGGTATGGTGGATGGGCTGGCGCTGACTCTTGGAAATTAAACAGTGGAATTACGAGAGTCATTTCTTCTGACAATCATTATGAGTTTGAGGGCAGTTCTGGATCTGTGTATTTCTGTAGCAAAACTGAATATGGCACAAACCATTATGGTCGAGGCATACTAAATAACCTGATAGATAAAATAGAAAAATCTGGCGGAACATGTGTTGTTTTACCAGAGGAAACAAATTTTTTAGAAATTGAATATGATTGATATTTTTCGACCTACATTTGAATGGATTCGTGATGACTGGAGTTCTAATAAGTTTCGCTTTATTGTTGAGTTGCTTGCTTGGGCTATTAGCATTGGGTGCAGTGTTACAATGGCACTTACCGTCCCTAATCCTCCCCTACTGGTTCTCTATCCTATTTGGATTGGTGGTTGTGCCATGTATGCTTGGGCTAGTTATACTCGGAAATCTTTTGGGATGTTGGCTAACTACATCTTGTTAACAACGATTGATACTATCGGTCTAATTAGAATGCTATAAGGAGAAAAATATGGCAAAGAAAAAAGTAAAAAAAGTAGAGCATTTTGAGTATATCTCTTGGACACAGAAACCGACATCAACATTTCTAATGTCAAAAACAACAAAGAGAATGTTGGCTTTGATGCCATTTAGAGATGCTGAAGATCGTAATACATTTAAGAGACAAATGATTCAGGCTGAGTTGGCTGAGCGTGATGCGAAAAATAAACCACTCTCAATGAATAAGAAAGAGTCGAGCGATGTATCAGAGCGAACTTGATTCCGCAACCCTAAAAATTCTTTGTATATTGGGGGTTGACATTAATACTATTTCTAAAGTAAAATATAAAGAGTTAGAGAGTTATTTAAACACTCTCGGAATGCAACAATATATGCAAGGGCATGATGATGGATACTCGATGTGTGCTGGTTATTCCCGTAAGTAAACCAAGAAATTTGGTTGCTAAGGATTTACGCACACCAAAATATCGCA